ACCAACCGCAGCCTTCCCCGTTCAATAAGGACTGACTATGCTTTGGACAAAGAACGGATCAATACCTTATGCAACCACAGATGGTACGGAAGGATGGCAACCTGCACCGGATAAGCCTGATTGTCCTGAAGGCAAGGAAGTGATTTGGATAGCGCCGCAGTGGATCATCAGAGACCCAGCACCGGCAAACCGTGAGGGCTATCAGTGGGCGTATTTCTTGAACGAAGGTTGGGTAGAGTTGGCGATGCCTGGAACTGCACCGGCATCTGACGATCAAGCAGAGCCTACGTTTTTGACCGATTCACTGACTACAGATCAAATAATATCTCTTACAACTTCACAACTACTATAAATAAATGTTTGCAATAACTGCATTTTCAGAGTCAGCATTTGCAGATCTAGGCACTCCTACAAGCGCATCTCCTTCTGTAACTATCAATGTAACAGGAGTATCTAGCACTGCATCTGTAGGCACTGCTGTAGTAGTTGCTAATGCAGTCACAGGTGTAACTGGTGTAGTAGCTACTGGCTCTGTAAATGATGTAAGTGTAGTAGCTAAAGCAGTAACAAGTGTCACTGGTGTATTTACTACTGGATCGATAGGCGGTATCAATGTAACTGGCACTGCTAATGTAGCACTTACAGGTGTACAAGCTGCGGGTGCAATAGGCACTGCCTTTGTTATTGCATCTGATGGTGTTGTTGATGTAACTGGTGTAATTGCTACGGGCAGCATTGGATCTGCTATAGTAGCTGCTGACAGTAACACAAATGTTACTGGCAATGCAACTACGGGCTTTATAGGAAACACTACAGTAACTGCTGATGCAGTAGTTCCCACATCCACGAGTGCAATTACTGGATCTATAAACACACCTGCTATTGTAGGCAATGCTAATGTAAGTGTCACAGGTGTAAGTGCTACAGGCAGTATAGGCACTGTATTACTTTCAGTCAGTGTATTGACTCAGGTTACTGGTTCTGCTACAACATCTTCTGTAGGAACTGTATCCGTAGTTGCAAAAGCAACAACCAATGTAACGGGTGTTACAGCTACAGGGAACGTAGGCACAGTATCACTAAGCACTAATAATGTTTTGCTTGTAACTGGTGTACAGGCAACAGGTGACATTGGATACGCAGATGCTAAAGAAAGAATATTTGTTACCCCAGGTCTGTCTGGTGCTTTATATGGGTCTGGAATTTATGGGACAGATAGGTATGATTTAGCAGGTACAGGTGCACAAGGTACAGGTGCAGTAGGTTCAGTAGCGGTACAGATAATAACACCTGTTAATGTTATTGGCGTAGAAAGCATTGGCAGTGTAGGCTCTACAACGGTATCTGGAATAGCCACATTAGATCTTGCTGGCGTATCTGGAACAGGTGAAATTAGTAATGTTGAGATACGTCAGAGTACACTTGTAGATTTATCTGGTGTATCTGTTGAGGGTGTAATTTACGTAGGCTCTGCAACTGTAACAACTACACAATTTGATTATGGGGCCATTGCTGCCTTATATAATAAGAAAAGAACTGTGATACTACCTGCCAATGTAAGCAGGACTATTATTATACCAGCGTATCCTCTTGCAACAGTTAAAGTTCAACGAAGGGATACTGCCAATGAAAGAACTGCAAAGGTGGCGTAATGGCATATAGGTGGCCCCCCAAAGATCCAGATGAAATATTAGACTATAGTATAGATTGGTCTAGGTTTTTAGCTACGGCTACTATTACAACAGTCACTTGGTACATCAATAATGAAAGTAATGTAAAGACATTGTTTTCTAGTGGTGCCACTGTCAATGGTATTCAGAATGTAGCCCAAACTAATACGAATACTGTTGCAACAATCCATTTAGGGCTAGGCACATTAAATAAAGAATACTTGCTATATTGCTCTGTACAGGATAGTGCTGGTAATACAGTGGAGAGATCTGTACGTTTAAAGATTAAGGAACAGTAATGGCATACGATTACCTGGGCCTAGTTAATGACATTAATCATAAGTTTAATGAAGTGCCTTTGACTTCAGCTAATTTTGCCTCTGCAGCAGGGTTCTATAGTCAGGCTAAAGATGCTGTAAATGCAGCCATTCAAGATATTAATCAAGATCACACTGAATGGCCTTTTAATCATATTAGAGATGAGATAGTACTGTCTGCTGGAGAAACCAGATACGCTTTTAATAATGATATGAAAAGCGTTGACATGGATTCTTTTCGCATAAAGAGAAGCAGTACATATAATAATGAGACGGTTAAACTAGAAATAATTTCGTATGAAGACTATCTTGATAAATACTTAGATCAAGAATATACAGAAGATACTACTGTTAGAAGTATACCCCAGTATGTATTTAGGGCACCTAATATGGAATTTGGTTTGGTTCCATGTCCTGATCAATCTTATGAGCTTGTCTATGAGTATTACAGAAATACTGTAGATTTAGTTAATTATGATGATGCACCAGACATACCTGAAATATTTAGACATGTCATTGTTGAAGGTGCAATGTATTATTGTTATATGTTCCGTAGTAATGAACAAGCTGCCACACTAGCTAAAGCTAAGTTTGATAAAGGCGTAAAGAATATGAGAACAATAACAATGAATAGATATGAGTATGTAAGATCTACAATGATTCAAAGTAATAAGCGATTTATTGCAGGTGCTAGGATAGCATAATGGCAGACCGTTGGAGTACATATGCCTTTGAGTTTAGTGGTGGATTAATATCCAATTTACCACCTCTGCAACAAGGCATTAAAACACCTGGAAGTGCTAGGTTATTAAGGAACTTTGAACCATCTGTAGAAGGTGGGTATCAGCGTATCCTTGGGTATTCTAAATACAGTCAGAGTTTTATACCCAGTTATGGTAACCCAGTAGTACATGGGGCTGGACAGACAGGCACCTCATTAACTATAGCGAACATATACATCACCCCCTCTGAGGGAGATACACTTACAATATCTGGCGTTACTGGGACTTATACCATTGTAGCTGTTACTTCTTATAGTTCAGCTACGTATAGAGCTACGGTTACTCTATCTTCAAGTTTAGCAAGTAGTCCTGCTAATCTAGCTGCTGTTACTTTAAGTTTAAATACAGGCACAGTAGATGGAATTGCTACTTGGGAAAATAAAGTTATTGCTATACGAAATAGAAATGCTTATTACAGTATAGGCTCAACGTGGACTAAGATTAATGTGCCCAGTTACGGCACTGTGTTAGTAAATGGTGGAGCACAAACAGGTACGAGTTTAATTGTTGACGGGTTAACCTCTGCACCTCAAGCAGGTGATACATTTAGTATTAGTGGCGTGGATTTAGTTTATACCGTTACCGCTAATGCAACAGTAACATCTGGTGGAGCTACGTTACTTATTAACCCTGCCTTAGCTTCTAGCCCTGCAGACAATGCAGCTATCACTTTCTTGACTGCTAATATGGATGCAGTAGGTGATAAGTGTAGATTCGCTAAATACAGGATAGGGACAGAAGAAAGAATTATGTGGGTGGATAAAAGTAATCCACCGACTAAATGGAATGGCACTACCTTTACAGTATTAAATAATGCACCTGCCGATGTAGTTGGAGCAGAGTTTGTAGTCAACTTTAAAGAGCACATGTTCTTTGGAAAAGGGGATAAACTTTATTTTACTGCCCCTTATACAGATGATGATTTCTCTGCTGCTAATGGTAGTGGTGTTATATCTGTAGGTAATGAGATAACAAGTCTTATTGTGTTTCGAGAGCAACTAATTATCTTTGGACAGAAAAAGATTAAAAGACTTGTAGGTAATACACTAAGCGATTTTAATTTACAACCTATTACTGAAAATGTTGGATGTATCGCAAAGGATACAGTACAGGAAGTTGGAAGTGATGTTATGTTTCTTGGTCCTGATGGACTGCGTTTATTGAGTGCTACAGATAGGATTGGGGATTTTGGATTGGCAGTTGTATCTAAGCCTATTCAAAAAGAAATGACAGAGCTTATTTCTAGATCTACATCTTTCGGCAGTGTCGTTGTAAAGAATAAATCACAATATAGAATATTTGGGTATAATAGTAACTATACGCAACAGTCTTCTTTGGGTGTACTTGGAACTCAGATGCTAGGGGATCAGACAGCAGTAATATCCTGGGCAGAGTTACGTGGGTTTAAAGTATATGTAGCTGATAATAATTACAAAGACAAAGTAGAAACTATTATATTTTCTAATGATACTGGCTATGTATACGCACTAGAAAGCGGTAATAGCTTTGATGGCAGTGATATAGAGGCAAGCTTCTATACACCCTTTGTTCCTTTGACAGATCCTAATATACGAAAAGCTGTGTATAAACTTACACTATACACAGACCCTCAAGGGAGCATTAACACTAACGTAAGTTTAAAGTTTGACTTTGATGAATTGGGGACAGTGCAACCTGATTTAATTAATTTATCTAATACAGGTATTACTTCTTCTGTATACGGCACTGGTATATATGGAACATCACGCTATAGTGAAAAATTAAAGAAAGTGTTTTCTACGCAAACAGTTGGTGCTGGGTTTACTGTGTCTTTGCAATTTATATCCGTGGGTACTTCCTCTCCGTTTTCCTTAGATGCAGCAACATTAGAGTTTGCTTCTTTTGATAGAAGGTGATTAAATGGCTGGCTATACTAGATATGATACTTCCAATAATATTGCAACAGGCAATGTTATCAATGCGGCTGACCTTGACGGTGAGTTTGATGCACTTGTTGCTGCCTTTCATGCAAGCACAGGCCACGTGCATGATGGTACTGCAGCTAATGGTGCCCCGATTACAAAGCTTGGACCTGCACAGGAGTACGTAGGTAATGGTACATCCTTCTCACCAAAAACAACGGCAGTATATGATTTAGGTACCTCGTCTTTGCGTTGGAATAACTTGCAGGTTGTTAACTTAAATGCAAGTAATACAGCAATAGAAGACGGTATTATTGTTAGTGGTAGATCTGGTGGTACATCTTCTTATAGAGTAAGTATAGTACCTACGACATTGACTGCATCTAGGACAGTTACATTACCCGATAGTACTGGTGTAGTTATTTTAGATGCAGTTAGTAACATTTTTAAAAACGCTTCCGGTCAAACTTTTTTAGCTTCATCTACAACCGCACAAGATGGCATTGTTATTAACGGCAGAGCAGGGGGTAGTAGCTCGTATCGTGTAACAATTGTTCCTACGACATTAACGGCATCTAGGACAATTACACTACCAGATGCAACCGGCACAGTTACGTTAAATGATGCTGCACAAACACTGACTAATAAAACTGTGAATATTAGCAGCAATAGTGTTACTGTAGATGGTACCAACGGCGTTGGCTACGTTAACATACCACAAAATAGCAGAAGCGCAAATTATACCCTTGTTTTATCTGATGCAGGAAAACACATATTCCACCCCTCTGCAGACACTACTGCTCGCACTTTTACAATACCGAGCAATGCGTCTGTAGCTTTTCCTATTGGCACTGCAGTTTCTTTCATTAATCAAAATGCTGCAGGTGTTATAAGTATAGATATAACTACAGACACACTGCGATTGGGCGGGGCAGGGACAACGGGAACACGCTCACTAGCTGCTAACGGCGTTGCTACGGCAGTTAAAGTTACGTCCACCGAGTGGATTATATCGGGAACAGGTTTAACATGACTGGAATTCATCAAGCTATACTAGCTAGCGGGGCCAACAAAGCCTTTGGCGGCACTATTACAAAGTCTGGCGGCTACACGATACACACATTTACATCAGGCGGTACCTTTAC